CAGTCGCCGGTATTCGTCGCTGCGCTACGGTTGCCGGTATTCGTCGCTGCGCTACGGTTGCCGGTATTTGTCGCTTTCGCATGCTCGAAATCAGCTTTTTCGAGGATAAACTTCACGCCAGCCTTAACCAGTCCGGAAAGCCCGATCTCCGCGCCGATTTTGATTTTCTTTCCGACGCGCTTGCTGTCGTCGTGCGTCTGCTCGTTTGCGTCAAGCTCGACCTCGCAGAACCGGCTATCTGCCGGATTGTAATACCGCAGCACATCGAGCGGAAACTCACAGGCGTGAAAGCCCTCCTCGCAGATTTCCGCCCGCTCGGTTTCGTACTCCTTGCCGATTTCGTACTGAAAGTCCTTGCAGCGCAAGTCCTTGTCGAATCCCTTAAAGCATTTCATCACTTGACTTCCTCCCACTCGAACCGCCCCTTCGAGCTGTTCCTCCACTGTCCGATACCGCGCAGCGCGCCGTAATCCAGCCACTCGCGCACCGCTTTTTCGTGTGCATCGTCCAAGCAGAGGATCGTCATTTCGCACGTCGTGCCCGCCGGGCATTCCTCGCTGCTGCTGAGTGCCGTCCGTTCGCCCTGCGCGGTCTGCGCACGCAGCGAACGCTGACAGATCGTGATTTCGCCCGTGGTATCGAGCCGAATGCGGCGCGGCTCGACGAAGATCAGGCCGTCAATGATCTTCTTGTACGCCGTCAGCTTGCCCGACTCGTTTACCGCCTTGCGCTTTTTGCCGGTCTCCGGGTCCTTGCCGCTGAGACGCGACAGCATGCCGCAGGCGTCCTTGAAAAACCCCTTGATCTGGTAGTCCCAGAGAAAGGGCGTGCCGTCCTCGTCCTTGGGGAACACAGTCGTGCCGCGCTCGATGATTGCGTCCTCACCGAGTGCCGCGACTTCCTCCGGCAGTGTTGCCGCGTCCGGGCTCTTCGAGCCGATGAACCGGCTGTAGATTTCCGGGTCTGCGGTTGCCGTGCCGAGAATGCCCTCGGTGAATGTCACGTGAATTTTCAGCTTTTTCATGATTTTTTGTCCTCCTGTTTCGTTCCTCAAACTTTGCCCTCGCATAGCTTTGCCATGCTATGCCCTCGCTGCGCTGTGTAATGCTATGCTTTGCCGCTGCAGTGCACTGCGTTGCTATGCCCTCGCTCTACTTCGCCATGCTTTGCCGTTGCTGTGCGCATCTGTGCTATGCCATCGCTCGGCTGTTCACTGCCTTGCTCTGCCGTTGCGTGTCTATGCCCTGCATTGCCTTGCAACGCTACGCCCTTGCTCTGCTGCGCTTTGCATTGCTGCGCTTTGCATTGCTGCGCTTTGCCGTGGCTATGCTCTGCTACGCTATGCTCTGCCTTTGCTCTGCACATCCAAGCTATGCCCTGCTTTGCCCTTGCCGTGCAGGCAGTACGCCGATTTTCTTAGCGCTTGCGTTCGGCTTCCTGCCGATCTTTTTCGAGTAAAGCGCCTCACCGATCGTGCGTTTCTGCATCTCGCGGATGACGTTCCGCCGTTTTATTCCGTCGGTCATTGCGTATCACCCCTTTCTGCGCCCTCAGACGGCGCGTGTCGCGTTTTCGCACCACTCGGCATGCAATTCATGCCTGAGTGCTTAACGACGCTCACAGCGCATCTGAGCGGCTTTCAGCAAAAGCGTCTTGCGCTTGTTCAGCTCGTCCTTGAGAACGCGGTGGTAAAAGCCCCACCCGAACAGCAGCACAAGCTGCGCGAAGATGCAGGCGAGTACGCCGAAAAGTACGGGGTTGATAGTCATGGTTTTTCCTCCTGTCGTGGTTTTCTTACTAACCCGAACGGTAGTGAGGGTTAGTTCTTTCTTCTTGCATTGTTAGAAATTAAATTAATATATATTCGACCGTAGGGAGAATATATATATACTTCTTTTCTTTCTTTGGTACTTTCTTTCTTACGCCTCGGTGTGCCCTTTGACTGCCCTCGGACTGCCCTCGGTTTGCCCTCAGACGTTCCCGACACGCCGCTTTGCAATGTCGCTTGCAACGTCGCCGATGTAGTAAACTACCCGTCTTTCACCGGGAACTCTCGGCGCACGAATAACCTTCTTTGCAGCGTCTCTGTCGCTCAAACCGTACACTTTCATGCACTGTTCGAGCGTTAAAAGCACCGCGCCGCCGTACATCCGTATCAGGTCGTTTTTGACTTCCTGCCGCAGTTCCTTGTAGCTCCGTTCCTCCATGTTCTGCCCTCCTTTCGGTTCGCCCTTGGACTGCCATTTGTTTGCCATTTGTTTGCCTTTGCGCGGCATTTCAACGCCTGTCTACGCTTTGCAATTCCGTTGCGAAGCAGTGCTATGCTATGCCGTTGCCGTGCTGCGCTCCGCAGAGCAGTTCCGTGCAATGCCCTTGCTGCGTCCTCTCCCTCGTGATAAACTGTCAGGGAAAGGAGGTGTTAAAATGACCAGTCTGCAAAGTGAAATTCAGTCCTTCAAAAATCGTTACTCTGTTCATGGGGATGAGCCTGTAACGAAAACCGAACTTGCTGAATTTGCACGTCGGCTTGCCGATCTTCTTAACGAGTTGGCGAAATAAGCCTCGCGCCCGCTGTCACTTCTCGATGGCGGGCGTTGCCTTTAGCACGCCCTCGCGCGCCAGTGCATCGGAAAGCCGCTCTTTTGCGTCCAGATACTCCGCATACAGCCGTGCGATTTCGTTGTCCTCGTCCAGTCGGACGTACATATAGATTTCCTTCTCCATGTCCCTCACCCCCTCACGCGCTTTCGTTGTCGTCAATACCGAGCAGGTAATCGGACGTTACATGGAACATCCGCGTCATCTCGATCAGCTTGCTTGCCGGAATGTCAGTTCTGCCTGCCATCCACGACTTGAGCGTACTGTACGAGACGCCCAGCTTCTTTGCAAACATCGCCTTGTTCATGCCGTTTCGTGCTCGCTCTGCATCAATATTCGGGTACATTCTTGTCACCTCCGTTTTACCCGTTTCGGGTTAATCACTGTCTATACTATACACCCGGAACGGGTTAATGTCAATAGCCTTTTGAAAAATTTTAACCCGAGACGGGTAAAATTCTGTTGACAACCATATGCAGCGGATATATAATAGAGGCATGACAAGGAGGTGAACAAAATGGGCATCCCGGAACGGCTTGTCGAGGTTCGCGAAAAGCACGGCTACACACGAAAGCGCCTTGCAGAAGAGCTCGGCAAGCCCTATGCCACGATCACCAAATATGAAAACGGTGAACGCGAAGCCGGTTCTGAATATCTCAAACTTATAGCAGGGAAATTCCACGTCACTACCGACTATCTTTTGGGCATAGAAAAAGAAACCTCCCCCGCCCCGGCGAAAGCCGAGACGAAGGAGGTAAGCGCAGACCAGATCAGAGCGCTTTTCGTCGCCGCCGGTATCATGCCGGACGGCGTAGACCTGACGGACGAGGATTTACGGTTTCTCCGTTCCGTCGCAAAAGCGGTCTCCGCTTGGTTTGAGCAGCGAGACCAGGGCAGCTAACACCTGCTCTGGCTCGTCGAACGTATTGAGATAGGCTGCGAGCTTTTCGTAATTTGGATATTTCGTTTCCATTTTGGGGTTCCTGCCTTTCTTAATTCTCTGGTTTTATGATACGCCTGCTTGTCGGGCGTATCAACCAAAACCGTCCGCAAGTTTCGACACAATAATACATCGAACATCTGTTCGATGCAAGCTCCATTATAAGTGAAGCACAAAATGTGTCCGATTTATGGGACTTGATCGGAAATGCCAGCGTCGGCGAGCTTCTTTTTGGAAAACTGCTCCATGATTTTCATAAGGTCATCCGTGCTGGTGTCACAAGTGCCGGTATAAAAGCCGTTGCCTTCGGCGCTGACCAGCGCTTCTTCGGCAAGGCGGATGAGCTTACCGCGCTGATGTTTGGTAAGCGGAAGCGTGTTGACGTAGTGATAGAGTAATTCAATTCTCTTGCGCGTATCTTCATCGCGTTTAACGTAGATTGCGCAGCATTCATCGTGCCTCATGGTTTTGCTCCTTTCAAATACGGAACTTTGTCTGGCAAAAAGAACCGCTCAATTCGAACGGTTCTCTTCTCCCAGAAGTCTGTTAATGAAATACTGCTGACCCTTGCCGGTCACTTTCGGCGTTTTGTTTACGCTGATATGGCCGTCGGAGTGCGTGACGCTGGTTTCCTTGACCTCGAACAAACCCAGCTCCATGCTGCGCTGTGTGGGCATGTTGTAATCCGTGCCCTGTCTGCGCACCAGATAGCCGTTATCGCGCATCCATGCAAACAGCCGCTTGCCGCCCATGTCAACGCCGTTCTGCTTGACGATCTTCGCGAGGTCGAAAATCAGAATGGACGTATGCGACGCCGCGACGCTGTCTGCGAAAAGAACCTTGGGCGCGTCCTGCTCGATCTTCTCCGAGAGTGTGTGAATGCGCTTGTGTGCGATCTGCAAGGCGCGAGCCATGACTTTTTCCGGGCTGTTCCAGTCGCGTTCCAGCTGCAAGAAATACTGACGTGCCTGCTTGCCCTTGTCGTTGCGCTGAAGCATGCAAAGTTCCTTCGCCATGTCGATGGTAATCTCTGCGTCGTCAACCGTGCGTTTGACTTCGCGGTTACCCTCGAATCGAACTTGCTCATTTTTGAGAAAGTTGAAGTCGCGCCCCTGCTCAAAGCCGTATTCACACATACGCGGGAACCAGTCGCCAAAGCGTGTGCCAACTTCTAGGAAGCCGTGCAGCTCTCGCGCCGATACAGTCGGCTGTTCGTTGTCGTAATTTACAGTAATGAGTTCGTTCATGATAACCTCGCTTTCCGTTAAGTGGAAAGGAGCGGCGGGAGCATACCCTGCCATGCATAACTCCAATGCCTGCCCCGTTTCGGGGTGAGCATGCTCTGCTGTAGCTACGAGTATAGTCTAACTGCCACTGTGCGAAATGTAAATTGACAGAACGACGGGGACGAAACAGGAAAAGCAGGATTTCGGAACGTTTTTGAAAATTGTTGATGTTTTGTTGAGGTCTATATCGGTAAAAAACGGCAAAAACCCGTAAAAAACCATAATTGACAAAGTAAGTATACAATCTCAAAAAGTGCACAAAAAAAATTTAAAAAATGCCTGCCGGTGCGCTACCACCAAACAGGCATTTTTACAAGGCGAGACCTTGCACACACATTTTACCATAAGTAAAGGAAGGGTGCAAGGTGAAAGCAACCGATCTGCTCGACAAAGAGCGAGCGAAGTATTACCGTAAAGAATACGCTATATCATTCAGCATATTATTTCTGGTAATGTTGGTAATTGTGCTTGCGATACTGTTGTATATCGCGAACGGCGAAAACGCACCTGCAAAGCAGAAATACGCAGAAGCAACTGAGACCATAAGTGAGCAGCAGTCGCAGATAGGCGATCTAAAAACGCAGATTTCAGACTTGCAGTCACAGCTTGACGCCGAAAAAGCCGCATACAACGAGCTGTCGAACGAGAAAAGTTCCGTTGAGGATCTGACGCAGCAGGCGTATGAAGAAGGCTGGCAGGATGCTTGTTGGGAAAACGGCATAGAGCCGGATACGGACGACATCGGCGGATACGACTATACCGCCCATTTGGACGATGGAGAGGACCCTGAAAGCCCCACCGCCTACATCACACCATCCGGCAAGCGTTACCACCTGTCGCAGTCCTGCGCAGGCGAAAACGCGATCCAGACCACAATAGCAGACGCTTCCGACAAGGGTTATACCCCTTGCGCAAAGTGCGCACAATAAGCAAAAAACCGCCCACCGGAGGGCAATCCGGCAGGCGGTTCGAGGGTAGTACATTTGAGGAACGTTACTACCCTCTTATTATACGACAAAATAGGAGGTTTTGCAACATGAGAAAAGCGAACACATCCGACGGATATTTCCGCGAGACGTTCACGTATCAGGGAAGGCGTTATTCTGTCCGCGCCAAGACAGAACGCGAACTCTGGCGGAAAGTCGACGAGAAAAAGCGCCGCCTTGAAGAAGGTGTAGACGTGGTGAACGAGAACACGAGAGCCGAAAAGTGGTTCGCGGACTACATCGAGACTTACAAAAAACCGAAGGTGCAGCCGACCACCTATTCCGACCTGTGCGGTTATCTCAAGAACTATATCGCGCCGGAGATTGGTTCCATGCGGCTGAAAGAGGTTCGCGCCGTGCACTTGCAGCGCATTATGAACAGCGTTGCAGGCCGTTCTGCGTCCATGGCGTGCAAGCTGCGCGATCTTATCAAAGGCGCGTTCCGGCAGGCGCGTATTGACCGTGTGATCGTCTACGACCCCTCGGAGTCACTGGTTATGCCGGAGACCAAAAACGGCACGCACAGGGCAATTACAGCCGACGAGCGCAAGCACATTCTGCACGTTGCAGAGACACACCGCGCCGGTCTCTGGGTGCTGTTCATGCTGTACACCGGTGCACGCCCGGACGAGACCAGGAAAGCGACATGGGACGATGTTCGCAGAAACGAACAAAAAATCATCCTGCACTCGTCCAAGACGGATTTCGGCGACAGAGCCGTTCCCCTGCATCCGGCGCTTGCTCCTCTGCTGACCGGCGGTGAAGGTTACATCTTCACGCAGCCGACCACCGGCAAGCCGCATACAAAAACGTCTATGCGGCAGATGTGGGAGACATTCAAACGTGCTGTTGATAAGGACATGGGCGCACGGACGTTCAAAGGCGCGATCATCCCGGAAACGTCTGTCGTAGCCGACGACCTCACGCCCTACTGTCTGCGCCATACATACGCAACCGACTTGCAGACCGCAGGCGTTCCGCTGAACATCGCAAAGGAGCTGCTTGGCCACAAAGAAATATCCATGACAGCCAAAATATACACCCATCTTTCCGATGAGGCGTTCAACTCTGCCGCTGAAAAAGTGGCCATTTTCGACCGCGCACAGCGTACCGGCAAAGTGGTGTCTATATAATAAGGTATGCGTCACTGTGTCACTTGCTGTGTCACCAGAAAAAATGAATGCCGAAATCGTAAGCTATAGCTTAACATTTCGCGCTTAACACACTGCCTTTTAAGCAGGGTGTCCGGGGTTCGAATCCCCGCTGGATCACCAGAATTAACGCCGTTAAAACTTTGGGTTTTGCGGCGTTTTTTCTATTTCCACATAACTATTTTGTTGGAAAAGTTAATTTCGCATTTTTCGTTCATGTCAAGCGAATACCGGTTTTTACGGTTTTTTGCGGGCGTAGGGTGTGTCACCTACTGTGTCACCTGCACAAGCGAAAAAGGGAGGGCTTCGCGCCCTCCCTTCTCTTATCCGCCGAACCCCGGAATAACCGTTCTCGGGTCAATACTCTGTCCGTTTTTATGCACTCTCAAATGCAGATGCGGGCCAGAGCTTTTGCCTGTCGAGCCGATCACGCCGACCTGCTGACCGGCGCTTACCGTGTCGCCCTGCTTAACCGTAGCCTTCTGCAAGTGACCGTACAGCGAGGTGTAGCCGCCACCGTGATCTACTACAACATAGTTGCCGTAGCCGTTCTCATCGTAGCCAACCTCAGTGACCTTGCCGCCGCCGATACTGTCCGCCGCCTGTCCGTTCACACTGCCGCCGATGTCGATACCGTCGTGCTGTTTGCTTCCCTTGCCCTTGTTCGTCGTAGGTGCACTTCTGCTGCCGTAGCCGCTCGTGATAACCGCGTCGGAAACCTTCGTCGGGTTGCTGAAACCAGTTGCGCGGTTGACGGAAATGCCGGTATCGCCCTTCTTGTCCTCCGGCAGCTTGCCGCCGCTCGTGTAATAGCCGTCAATCTTCTTGTAGCCGAGCGCGTGCATGACTGCCGCGTACTGCTCGTAACTTGCCGTGTTCTGGCTGACTGCTGCGCCGACCGCCGCAATCTTCGCGTTCTTTTTGCCCTTCTCGTAGGTAACGCCACTTGCCGCCGTCTTAATCTTCGCGTACTGCGGCGCGGAAATGCCTGCGCTCTCGACCTCGCCGATTGCTGCTTTCTCCTTTGTGCCGCCGTTTTCACGTATCATGTCGAAGGTGTAGTTTGCCGGGTCCGCCTTGACCATGGAATAGAACTTGAACGTGTTTTCGAGCGCTTCCCTCTTTGCGCCGGTGTAACCCTTTGCATCGAGGTAATAAGAGAACTCGGTCGCCTCAGCCGCCGCGCGTCCCTTGTCGATGTTCTCGCCCTCCTTGGTGATAGCCTGCTTCTGTATCATCGCGTCAACGAACTCCTCGGCCGTCACCTTGCCGCTGATTTCCTGGTACTTCTCCCACTGGCTGTCAGATGTACCCTTGATAAGCAGCGTGTGATACAGGCTGTTCTTCTCCTGCTCAGAAAGCGACTTGTCGCTCTTGATGGAGTTAAACGTCTGGTCTCGCGCTTCCCAGCTTTCCATGCTGTCGTTATAACTGTCCTCCATCTCCTTGTAGGCGTAGTAAAGACCCGGCTCAATGCCGCTGTCCTTGACGGTCTGGATCGTGCCCTCAAGCTCCTTACCGTAGGTCTTGTTTGCCGCGACTGCCTTTGCGTACTTGTACACATCGGATACCGCCTCGATCTTCTCGTCGTTGGTCATGCCCTTGTACGCTTCGGATTTTGTCAGTTTGCCGAGCGCATCCAGTGCGATCTTGCCGCCCTCGCTTGTCAGCGCGGAATACTCCTGCGCAGTGAGGAACTTCTTTGTGCCGTCCTCAGTCTTGTAATACTTCTGCGGCTTGCTTGGCAATACAGAGTTGTCGCCGGTTGCCTGATACAGCTCCTTGAGCGCCTTTTCGGTCTGTGTGCTCTTTGCATCTGCCAGATAGCCCGGCGAGAGGAAGTTGTACGCCGCGCGTGCAAACACATTGTCCGGCCCGTTTTTCTGTTCTCTGCCCCATACGTCCGTATATGCAGGCTGGTTCTGCGACAGACCCGGAATTTTGTTCGCCTGACGCTGCAAGAACTTCTGCACGCTCGACGGAACAGGACTGTTCTTGTCCGCATAGGTGGTTCTGCGCGTGTTGTCCACCGTCCGCGCAACCTGTCCGAACAGCGTCGGCACGAACTGACCGCCAAAGTTGGTTGCAACGTTGCTTGCAATGCCAAACAGCGGATTGCTCTTGTTGTATGCCGCGCTCGTAACCGTCGAGCCAATGCCGGACAGCATCGTCATGTTGAGCATCGGGTCGAACATACGGCTGACCGTTGCCATTGCCTGATTGAAGGCCGTCTCGTCATCGTCGTACTTCTGGTGCAGTGCTTCATACAGTTCGCCGCCCATCGCAAGCGGCACAACAGCCGGAGACGCCCAGTCAATCGTGTACGACTTGCCGAACAGGTTGATTGCATACTCCTGCTGACCCATGCCCGCGTCAAGGTTTGCTTCCTTGTCGTCGTCGCTCGAGCCTGCCGAGAAAATGCCCTGCGCTGCAAGGAACGCGCCGAGCGCCGCAACGCTTGAACCGGTAAGACCCTGTCCGATGTGGTCGATCATCTTGGTTGCGTCCATGTTGCCCTTCTTGACCTGCACCGCGTCATAGGTGATTGCTTTCAGCAGACCGACCGGCGACAGCTCAAACGAGCGCTTTGCAACGTTGATTGGCGTGCGCTTGAACGGCACAAGCGAGCCGATAATAACTTCTGTTGCCTTGTTCTTCTTTTCCAGTTGGCTGAGCGTGTCCGCCAGCTTAGACGCATCCTGAAACGTTGCGATCTTCGCGTCCTGAATCGCGTGCTGACGCGCCTCGTTCAACTGCGCTTCCGTCAGATTGTTCACGTCCCAGCCGCGCGCCGTCAGGAAGTTGCCCATGCTGTCAATGTAGGATTTCTTCTTAAAAACCTGATCTTCCGCGTCAAGCGCCCATGTGTTCGCGTCCATCACCTTTTGCAGCGGCTTTGGAAACAGTTTCTGCCGCTGCTTGATTTCGCTCATTTCGGTTTTGTAGGCATTGCCGCTGAGTTCCGCCTCGACGTTTGCATAGTCCGCCTTGGCAAACTGCTTCGCGGCCTTGCTCGTATGCAGCGCACGGGTTCGCTTTTCCTGCGGCAAAAACTTCTGTCCGACTGCCGAAACCTTGTGACTGGTATCGAGCGCCGCCGCAGAGGCTACGTTGCCCATAATGTTGCGGATATGTGTTCTCGGATTGCCGAGCATCGCAAAATAGCGCCATGCGTTCAGCCTGTCGCCTGCCGTCGCCGGTATCTGGCTCGCAATATCGTCATAAATCTTGTCTACGACCTGTTTCCGCGCGTCCTCATCTGGCGCATTCAAAAACTCCTGCACCAAATCCTCGTTCAGAGTGATGCCGTGCTGTTCTGCGACCTCTGCGCCGGGAACGCCATTCTTTGCCGCCTTCTTTTCTGCCTTCCTGTCGAGCTTGTCAAATCGCGCCTGGTATTCCTGCTGAATTTTCTCGACAGCCTTCTGCAAGTAATATAGCTGGCCTTCTGGCGTGGTCTTTTTCAGCAGCTTGATAGCCTGCACTTCCTGACCGGCTCTTGTACCCTCTGCCGCGATTTCCGCCGCCAGCCGCATAGCCGTCTGCGTGTCGCCGGACTTGACTGCCGCCGAGTACATGGTTTCCGCGAGTACGATGTCGTCCTTGCTCGCTGTTCTGCGGCCGTCTGTTACGTCCTCCCACTGTTCCATTGCGCCCTGCCATCCCTTCTTGTTGATGGTTCTTACCGCATTGTTCAGTGCGCTTTTATCGGTTTTCACATTATAGGAAAATGTACCGTTTGCGACCTCCTGTTCAAAGGACGGAATCATTTCATCGGTGGTAATGCCGCTTTCCATAAAGGTTCTTGCGCCGCGGCGTACCCTATCCTCCCCATTGGTACTCTGCGGCACATCCACCACCCTCGCCGGGTTCTCGCCCTCCGGGATAGCGCCGTAGTCGTTTACCATTCTGGAGTACGGGTCAAAGCCGCCTTCCGCCGCGCCGACCGAGCTTTCCGCATTTACCCACGCCTTTTTCAGCGTCGGGTTAATGTCGTTCGCCTGTGCGGTCTGCTGTGCCCCCAGAGCCGCACCCTGTGCGTTCCCCTGCATCGGCTGCGTAATTTCCGCCGGGGCATTCTGCGCACTCTCCTGCGCCGCCTGTGCCGCCGTGCGGAGCTTCGGGCGAATATCCCGCAGTGTCGGATTGCTCTGCACCGCGCCCTGCTGTACACCCTGTGCCGCATTGAGGTCGAGCGGCTGTGCCGTGTTGTTGATCTCTGCCGGGGAGACAATCGCGTTCCGTCCCGCGTTCGTCTCGCGGATGTCCTCTGTGCGTGCACGAGTGCCGTTCATAACCTTGAGGCCTTCCGGTGTGATCTCCGCGCTGACCGCATCGTCTCCGATGGCATCATACGCAGCCTGAATCTGTTGTGCTTCCGACCAATCCCGCGCAAGCTCGGGCGATACCCAGTTGCCGCCGCCTGCACGCAGATCGTGCTGAATAAACTCACGTGCAATGTCGGCCGCGTCCGACTTCCTCGGCGCACGCCCATATTTCCTGTAGAACTGGCTGTACCAATCTTCGTTATTGCTTGCGCGGTAGCCTGTTCCGTCTCCGTTCTGAATGATAGAAACGCCCTGCTTCTTGTAGTTCTTCACGTACTGTTCCGCCGCGTCAAGCACCGCGCCCATCTTTTTTTCTGCCGGGTCTACAAGCGCCTCGATATACGTCTTGATCGGAACGCCGGTCTCGTTGGAGTTGTCGATGAGCAGCTTTGCCCACTCCATTTCCCCGCGGTAAAGTCCGCCGTTGGTCTCGAACTCGTCCATCAGCGGGATGGTTCTCGTCTCGCCGCGCGCCGCGATCCTGGTCTTGGTGCTGCGTCCCTCCGGCAGATACCCGGTCGGAAGGCTCTGCGCCACCTGTCCGTTCGGACCTGCATACAGTACGTTTCCGCTGTTCTGCGACGCTGTGAAATCGCCGCGCATATTGCCGTACAGCACATCCGGGGTCTGAACATCATTGAATGCACGCAGATTGTTCGCCACACTGCCGTTTTCGTTCGCATACAGCGTGTTTGCCGTGCGCGTGTTGCCCTCAGGGAGTGCAAGCCGCTGACCGTTCGGCAGTGCATAGACCGGGTCTACCATATCGCGGTTTGCTTCCTCGGGAGAGGTGTAGACCGTGTTCGTGTCCGTGCCGTATCGGTAGTCTGCAAGGCGGTTTGCCGCACCGCTTGCGCCCTGCATGAGCGCCGACATGGCGATACCGCCCTTTGCGCTGTCGAGCAGCTCCTTTGCCGTCGCGTTCTGCGCGTTCGGGTTGTAAGTTGCCCGCTTGAGATAGGGATTGATGAACGTGCTCGCCGCTTCCTCTGCGCCCTCGCCCAGAATATCCGCCGCGCGTCCGAGAATGCCGTTTCCAGTCTTGATAACGCCCTCACCCATGCCCGGAATGCCGCTGAACATCTTTTCCGTGCCAAGTTCGGTAAGACCCGCGCCCGTGCCGTAAAGCATCGCCTGGTCGAGCGTCGCGCCCTCCCTCTGCGCTTCATTTACGCCGCTTTTCGCACTGTCCCCGTAGATCATCGCAAGGCTTGCGCCCGGCAGCGCCATGTTCGCCGCAATGCCCGGCGCCATGCGTGCCGCCGAGCCTGCAAACTCCTGTCCCTTTTTCGCCATGCCGACAGGCTGCGCCCATTCATTTACCGCCTGCAAGGCCTTGTCTGAGAGACTGCCCTCTAACGTTTTCTGCGCCGTGCCCTTGAGGAACTGACCTGCTTTATCCTTGCCGATAAAGTCGAGGAAATCGCCTGCCGCCTTGTTTGCCGTGCCGGAAACATAGCGTCCCGCATTCTCCACCGCGCCCGTTGCATTCAGCAGCGTGTTTGCCGCGCCGCTTCCCCACGACTTGGCCGCGCTCATCTTGCTCAGTGCGTTGCTTTCGTCGTTCAGACGCTTGTACAGCTGATAGATTGCCTGCGCCTGCTTTTTCTCGTCTGCGCTCATCCTGTCATACTGCGCACTGCCGTTAATGCCTGCAATCGCAAGTTTCGGATGAGTTGCAAGGTGAGCGATAGCCGCCGCCTTGTCCGCCGTGTTCCGCCCTTGCACGTCCATGTTGATGAGGTAGGGGTACTGCTTCTGCATGCGCTCGATTTCGCTGTTGAGCTCGTCTACGCGCTGCTGACGCTGCGCCTGAGAGGTTGCTGCACGGTTGAGCGCCGCGCCGCGGGCGATCTTGACAACAGGCGTGGAAACGTTGGTCGTGCCGCCTGCCTTGGGGAGATAGGTTGCGCCGGTCTTGTCTCGATACGTCATGCCGAAGCTCTTGCGAATCTGATTGTTCGCCTCGTGCAGGCGGTTCCGTTCTGCCTCGTCCGTGGTGTTGTGCCACATGATCGAGTTCGCGTTTAAGGTGTCAATCGCCTTCTGCCGTTCTTCCTTCTCGTTCCACGTTTTGCCCGTGCCCGAGCTTCTAAAGCCGCCGCTTGCGCGCGGGAGTGTGTTCTGCTTTGGCGCACTTATCGTGCCGCTGGCCTTGAACGTGCCGTTTGCCTTTGCAGTCTCGAGTACCTTCTTTGCGTTGTTCTGCCGCCTCGTGTCCTGCCTCTGCTGTCTGCCCTCACGCGTAATGCCGACCGTGTCGCCGAGGCTGCGGACGCTCTGCCGATAGGGACGCGCCGAGTTTACTTTGTCCGCCTGCTTTACGTTCCGGTTCGTTACCGTGCTCTTGCCGCCGGTAGAGCGGCTCACTGTATTGTTTCGGTTCTGCGTGCCGCTTGTTTTCTTGGTTGTGGTGGTTTTCTTCGTCGAGCCGCCGAGGTAGTTCGACGCGGGTTTCGACTGCTTCGAAGCGTTCTTCGCGTTCCGCCGTGCCTGCTCAAGCTGCTTCTTGCGTCCCTCGCTCAGCTGATATTTTTTATCTTTGCTTGCCATATTGCGCCTCCGGTAAAAGTAAGGTAGGGGCGGTCATGCCGCCCCGTGCTGTTAATACTTCTGTGCCTTCGAGAGCCACTGCTTGTACATCGTCAGGTACGTCGGGTCAAGCGTCTGCTGATATGCCTGATAATATGCGTTCGCTTGATCCATTGCGCGGTTGTACGCCGTCTCGTTCGCGTTCAGCTTGGTGCTTTCGTCATACTGCGACTGCTGCATATCCTGTGCGCGCTTGTTGTACGCGATATTTGCAAGCGTCTGCTGTGCGTCGAGCGTTGAGTTTACGCCGAAATTGCCGGTTGCGTTGCCGTAGTTGTACAGATTGCCGATGACGTTCTGCTTTGCCGCCTCCTGCTGTGCCAGAATGCTCTGACGCTGCTGATACAGGCTGTTTGCAAGGTCTGCCATGCTCTGCGCCGCCTGCGTCGAGTTGCCCGCCAGTGCGCTTGCGCGGTTGTTCTCCACGCTCTGGATTGCGTTTGCACGTGCAAGCTCGTTCTGGTTGTACGCGCTGTTGTAGGCGTTGTTCTGTGCCACCAGTGCGCTTTCCGACGCGCCCTGACCGGAAATTCCTGCCGCTGCAAGCTGACTCGGAAGGTCACGCTGTGCCGTGCGGTAGTTGATGTACGCCTGCCGCGCCGCATCATCATAGCTCTGGTTGAGCGTCGGGAGCATCGCGGAATACTGCTGATTGATCTGGTTTGCCATCTGGTCGTAGTACGCCTGCTGCTGCTGCTTGATTTGCTCCTGCCGGTCAAGCTCTGCCTGATACTGCTGCTCGATTGCCTTCATGTTGTTGATGTAGGTCTGTGCGTTCTTCGCCGTCGCGTCGTTGGAAAACTGGTCGAGCTTGCCGCCGTTCAGCGCGATCTTGGTTTCGCGGTCATTGAGCGACTGCTGTACATCCTGCCAGGTTGCACCGTTTGCCATCTGGTCTGCAAGCACGGTCGAATAGTCGACGTTGTTGTATTTGTTCTTTGCCTGCTGCATCGCATTCAGTCCCGTGCTCAGTGCGCCGCCGAGCATGTTTCCGACGGTATTTGCCACACCGTTTGCCGCCGTCGGTGCTTTCCACGTGCCGGTTTTCGCGTCGTAGGTGTAGCCATGCCCCGCATAAAGCGCACGGTTCTTTTCCTCGAGGTTCTTTCTCGTTGCCGCATCCGCAGTATGCCATGCCTGCGAGTTGGCCTGTGCCTGTTTAAGCCAGTCCGGCGTGCTGACCGCCGAGGACGCGGAAGAACTGCCGGAGGAAGAACCGCCGGAGTACGAGCCGCCAGAGGACGAGGCTGTCGGCGCACTCCACGTGCCCGTCTTGCTGTTGTAGGTGTAGCCGTGGTCAGAGTACAGCTTCCGGTTTGCCTGCTCGAGGTTCTTTTTCGTTGCCGCGTCTGCCGTGTGCCATGCGCTCGAATTTGCCTTTGCCTGATCGAGCCACGACGAGGAAGAACCGGACGAGCTCGACGAAGATCCCCGATTAGACGAGGACGAAGAACTCGAGTTGTTCTTCTTTTTCTTCGCCGCCGCCGCAGCAGAAGCCGCAGCCATGCCCGCCGAAATCGCCGAGCCAATGCCGAATATACTTCTTGCCATATATCTTTCTCCTTTTTGGGTAAAATAAAAGCAGGCGTTTCCGCCTGCTTTCCTGTTAAGTTAGTGTCTCACGACGTTTTCATAGTACGCGCCGAGCTTGTCCTCTACCGCGTCCCTGTCGCACAGCCAGAACGACTTTGCCATGTCCGCGTAAAATTCCTCGTTGCCCACGCCGTGCTTTTCTGCAACCTCACTGAGGTCACTGTACACCGCGTTCATTGCCACCCAGAATTTCACCGGATTGCATCGCAGTCCGTGCCGCTCCATAATTGCGCTGGTCTGCTCCATCGTCCAGTGTTCGCCGGTCGAGCCGTCCGCGTTCTTCATGCCGCGCACCCACTTCTCCGCCATCTGACGGTTGAGCTTTGCGCCGCCGCCGCGTGCATAACCCTGCATTTTCTCTGTTCCGTGCGTCTTGTCCCCCACATAAGAGGTATCGCCGTCACGGAAGCCGATTTGACGCATTTCCGGGTACTCGTCGTACTCCGGCCATTCCGCGCTGCTTCTCGGTGCAAACCGGCCGTTCGAGTACCGACGCATCTCCGGCTCTCTGCCGTGAATGCGCTCGTCGTAGTAGCTGAGCGGTTCGTCGTAGCCGTAGGGCTCGATATAACGGCTGCGCGGCATATCATACCGCACGCCGTAGTGCTCCCGGCCTTCAAAATCGCTTCTTCTGTTCCGCTGCATCAGCAGCATCATTGTTCCCCTTCTCATACTGTCACCGCCGTTCCGTTAATCGAGCGCAGCGCGTCAGAGTGCGAGCAGCAGGAATTTCCGAGCATTCGGAAACTGCCGCCGGTTGCCGAAGTGACCACCCGGCAAAGGTGCTTGTGCCGCGTGTCGAGGTTGAACACGGTAGCCGCCGCGCCGTTGCATTTTAAGAGCGGATACGTTACCGTGCCGTCGCCGATCGTGATGACCACCGGCGCGCCGATGATCGTTGTTGACGGGATGTTCTGCGCGATGACGATACCGTATACGCAGCCGTTCTGGTAATCTCCCGCCGGGATATTTACCGTCAGTACGCCGCTTGCGTAGGTCACGCTCTGTGAGATACGCAGGTTCGGACAAAGTTTCTGTACAGGCTTGCAAGCCATAACTATTCCCTCCTGTCAAAGGCAGGGGGATTGCTCCCCCTCCTGAATATCGTATCTCAGCAGCCGCAAGCGTTGCAGCCGCAGCCGGAAAAACGCAGAGCGTTTACAAGGTAATTGTTCTGTGCCTCCTGCGAAGCTGCGAACTTCAAGGCCTGATTCTCGTTCTGAAGCGCCGCGATCTTCTCCTGCTGACGGGTGTTCTCCATCTGGTCAAGGCGCGCAATAATGCGGTCGGTGTCGTTGTGCGCCGTCTGGATAATGTCGCGTGCGTTGGTAGCGGCATTGTAGTTGATGTCGCAGAAACCGCGTTCCATCTGTCTCTGGGTGTCGCAGCAGCAGCCGGACATCTGCGTGCCGAGTGCCGTCAGACCGGCGGTCACGCCGTTAAAACCGGTGTTCATGTTCTGAACCGTGTTGTTTGCAAGCTGTGCCGTCTGGTAGCCGAGCTGACAAATCGCGTTGTCTACGCCGTGGAAGCCGTTAGACACATTGTTGCCGAGCGTGTTGAAGCCGGTGAGCATGCCGTTGTTCGTGCTGTAAAAGCCGTCGCACAGGCCGTTCTGAATGCCGAGAACGGAACGAGACAGGTTGTTGAAGTTGAACTCGCTGCACAGGTCGCTGCGAGTTACTGCACCCTGATAGCCTGCACCGTTGTTACCGCCGAAGCCCCAGCCGTTGCCGCCGAAGATCAGCGCGATGATCAGAAACGCAAAAATCCACGAGCCGTTGCCGCCCCACATGCCGTCATTGCCGCCGCCGTTGTTGCTGTCCTGCCCCAGTGCATAGCCCAGAGCCATAGAGTCATCACTCATTGTAAATTCTCCTTTTCTTGATTTATGCAAAACGAAATGCGCGCTACTTCGTTTTGTGCGCTTTTATCCGTTTTTATCAAGAGCGGAAAACTGAAATCGTGATATAATATTAGTAGTACCAAACCGGAGGACGATTATATGAAAAAGAACATACAAAATCACTTGGGTGAGCACATCAACCATGTGAAAGTGGTGGGAATAGATACTTCAACCACTCACTTTAACGCCTCTCGATGGATTTTTCAATGTGATTGCGGGAACTACTTTAGCGATATTCCGTCGCGTGTTTTGTCTGGCCATCGCAAATCTTGTGGTTGCATTAAAGGCAAGACTTCTCTAACTCATGGATGTAACGGAAATCCGTTTTACCATACATGGTGGTCGATGATGCAGCGTTGCTATAACGAAAGCAATCATAATTTCCATCGTTATGGTAAAAGAGGTATAACCGTATGCCAGGAGTGGCATAATCCACAAAATTTTATTGATTGGGCAACTGGTACTGTCGGTTGCAAATCATCGCTTACTCTTGATCGTATAGATAACGACAAGGGTTATTCGCCGGACAACTGTCGATGGGTCTCCATGCGTGAGCAAAGCAACAATCGTTCATCAACACGTTTTGAAACCATCGACGATGTAACCATGCCGTTTTCTTATTGGTGTGAAAGATACAACATTTCCCCTGCTTCTGTTCGCGCTAGAATGAAAAATGGAATGTCATTCAAACAAGCACTCACTGAACCGCTGCATAAAGACCATGTTATGATAACTCTAAACGGAGAAACAAAAAACATCAGCGATTGGTGCAAGCATTTTGGCATCAGTCGCCGTGCGGTTTATTCTCGCATTCGCAACGGTTGGTCACCAGAAAAAGCCGTATCTACTCCGACCAGAAAGTAATTACTTGATCTTCAAGCCGAACTGCTGCGCAAACTGTTCGAGGTCAATCCCCCGTTCTTTGGCGATGTTCATCGCCATCTGCCGCAGTGCATCCGGACTTTTCCCCTGTATGCTCTGCATAAGCTGATTCACCATCGGAGTGTTGCCTGTCATCTGCTGCAAAAGCACCGTCGGGTTCCCGCCGTGCTGCATCAGCTGCATCAGCTGAATTATGCTCATCATGCCTCGCTCCCTCCCAGCTTGTCGCACAAGGTGTTGAACCGTGCTTTCAGCTCGTCAAACTCGCTTCTTGGCACATAGTCCGGTTTGGGCGCGTCCTGCTCCGGCTCTCTGCGGTATCTCGCGAAGTCCGCGCAGCCGGTTTGAAGGTTGAGCTGCTTTGTGTAGATATAGCCGTGTGCCCTGTCCGGCATTAAGATAGGCGCGCCGGAGAAATCAGTCGGCATCGCCCGTGCTTCATCCTCGCTTGCCACCGGACGCACAATATGTTGTGGGTACTGCGGCATCTGCACATTCTGTTGTGAATATTGCTGTGGATACTGTGGATAACCGTAAGCCATTATCCGTGCACCTCCGTTTCGTGAAGGGAGCGCTCCTTGTAGGCAAGGTACTCGTCGAGATACTTTGTGTTCCCCGCCTCGCGGTAGTCCTCAGCAATGCGCCGCGCACACTGCTTGTCGTAGCCGATACGTTCCAGTCTTTGTTCGTAGCTCATGCTTTATCGCCCCTCTCTATGCGTCTATTATAGCGCATCGGAAGTGCGAAAACCTGTCACAAAACTTTCAGTATTTTCCGTTTGATGTTCCGCAGCCGCCGGTAAACCGTTGCCTCACTCATATGCAGCGTGTCTGCAATCTGAATAACAGAACGCGCCGTAACTCGTAGATCGAATACGGCGCGTTCCTCGTCTGTAAAATTGCATTCCTCGCGGAGTTTAACGCACTCCGCCTTTGTCAAATCTTTTTTTAGGTTCATAGCGGCGCCCCTTTGTCAGAGTGTCACCGCCATATCTTACCCCGCTTAATCCGGTTTAACCGTACAGATGTGCACGGTCGTTGATAACCAGCACACGCATCAGGTCTTCGGTAAGACCCAGCCTGCCGTTTTCGTCACCCTGTAAAAAGCCCTTGTTCACAAGCCGCTGCACCGTGTTCTGCGCCCATGCCGGGCAGTCCTGCACGCGGTTATAAACCTTTGCGTTTGCCTTCTTGATTTCTTCCTGTGCGATTTTGCGCGTCTGTGCTTCTGTCATATCTTCTGCCTCCAACATTTCGAGGAATTTCTCCCACTGTTTCGGATTACGCACCCACGGCTCGGGACACTGCTTGTGCGTCACATCGTAGTGACGGCACACACGCGATACCGGCACGTGATGCCGTGCCATCAGATACCGCACAAGCTCCGCCGCGTTCCGTACCGTTTCGTCCGGGATAACATACACGCCGTTGCGGATAACGCTGCACATCTCAATGCCGATGGAGTTTGCGTTGCGGCAGTCGTTGTAGTAACTGCCGCCGCGTTCCCTGCCGCAATGCCATGCCGTGTCCGTGTCCTTTACGCTCTGGTAAATCTTGTTCGGGTCTACAAAGTAGTGTGCACTTGCCCGCAGATTGGCGTTGTTCGCGAAGTAATCCGCGTTGTTCTTTGCCGTATCGCCGTTGTTCGCGGTAAAGTGCAGGCAAATCCAGTTGATCGGGAACTCTCTGCCCTTGCGGTAGTTACTCGGGTTACAGCCTTTGTAAGTGATTTTCACTGTTCATCATCTCCGATTTTGTCCACCGCGTCCTTTGCGGCGGAAAGTGCCTTTTGCAGCCACGCCGGAACAGGCGCACCGAGGGAAACCGCGTTCTCCACGATACTGCCGAGTTCCGTCAGCGTGTACCATACGACAACGAGAGGGCAGAACAGCACAGTGTATTCAAACGGCAGTGTGACCATGGGCAGATGCCCCATAATCATTCCGACAAGCAAATCTGCACCGCCTGCAACCGCTACAATAGCAATCTGTGCAACCTTGCGCGTAATGCCCTTCCATGCAATCTTTTTGTTCCATGCACCCGCCTGCATTGCCGCCGCAGTGCCCGTCAGGTAGTCCGCCGTCATTGCGACGACAAACAGCACCACGAGCCAGCCGAACCACCCCCACAGGGCGGTAAGGACGGCAATACAAGCGGTAACAGCCGCCTTAAAATTGTTTACATTATCCATGCTTTTCTCTCTTTCTGTTATACTTCTGCGTGAGATACAGCTCCGTAATCCTGTATTTGCGCACCGCCTCGCGGATTTCTGCAAAGTCCTCACGCTGTCTGATGTGCTTCGGAAAAAACTCATCGACGATCATGTTCGGTGCAGCGGTGTTTTCTGCGCCCTTCATGTTACGCATCCTTGGTGCCGCCGAACTCGGACGGTACAAGCTCGGGCAGACCGGAATCAATCAGAATTTCCGCCACCTGCTTTTTCAGTGCCTTGGGCACCGCATCGAACTTCGTCTTGCCGAGGATAACTCTCTGGGCAAAAAACATAGCCATCATAATTACCAACCTTTCTAAACGTCTAAAAATGTTCATTATTCTGCGTAAACCTGCATCGCCATCTCCGCAATGCAGTCCTCAATAAAATCACTGCGTTCGGTCGCGGCGTTAAGTTGTGCTTTCAGCAGCTTATTTTCCTGCTCCAGTTCTGCGTTGGTTTTCGGAATAACCGGCTTCGGCAGCTTCGCCTTATCCGCCTCGATTTCCTCGGCAGTGCGCTCGACCACCTTGCCGTCTACCAGTTTGTACCGCATAACGCCATCCTGTGTGTACAGCGGCTTATCAAGGTAGTGCGTCTGTGCAAGGTTCAGACGGTCGCAGGGTGCGCCTTCCTCGACCAGTACCCAGTCCGTCAGGTCAGCCGGGAGCGTGTACTCCCCCTCAATGCGGGTAATGCGTCCCTGTGCGTCTGTCAGCACATAGACGCGGGATTTTGGGGTTTGCATAGTGTCACCTCCTTACAGGTCGGCGGAAATAAAATAGTCACATTGAATCACGTTATCGTCGATTGACTCGTTAATCGTCATAGCCGGAAGTAAATCGGCTCGTTCAGCATCAAAAGTGTTAACTACATTTAATGCCGTTCCGTCCGTATAAGAAAAAACATTAGTGTAAGTGCACACCGGAGCTGTGCGCATTGGAGGCTGTATCTGTGACAGAGGAACGTACATTCTTTTGCCAGATGTAATTTTGCTAAATGCAAATCTGGTATGCCCTTTGCGTGCATACAGCTGACACCTTCTCAGTTGCTCCCCAAAATCAGGGATTTCATTCAGTACCCAAACGCCGTTTTCTTTGTGCGCAAGGGTCTGGGTGGAGCCGAGTTCCAGTTTGGCGGCGAGGATGGTAACATCAGAAACCGTTACAGATGCACTGGTAAGTAATCTGATCATAGGATTCGCAAGGTCAGTTTCAGATGTAAATGACAGAATAAACCCGCCGTCTAAAGTCTGCTCCGTGTAGTCCGAGCCTTTCGGCGTAAACGTCAGGCTGAGCAGTCCAATGTCCTTTAGAAAAAACGACAGCGTATACGTTCGTTTCTCCATCCGCTCCATTTTTTGCACCCAAATCTGCTGATACTTATGTGGTAATTTCGAGATTTTAATACCGTCGTCAGTGATTGCATACGCGCATTCAGGTGATGCGGCAAACCACCGGTCAACAAAATATGTGTTCCAGTTGCCGCTTGCAATCTCCGTCTTCCCCCTCTGATTCACGGCTCTGCCGAAGAACCAGTTGTCGAGCAGGTTCGGATTTGTGCGGTATTTGACGGCACCAGAAATCGGAGTGGAGTCGGTGCTGGAGACCGCGATGTTCTCGCCGGTCAGCGTCACGTCTGCGCTCAGCGTCTTGCCGTTGATCTCGCGGGTCTTGGGGACAACCTCCTCTGCAAGCGCGAAGCCATTCATCTTTGCAAGCGCCGCATTAAACTGCGTTTCCGTGCCCTGATAGCCGCCGTCGAGTGCCGCGTCATACGCATTTTTGCCGTCGTTGCCGGGAACGCCCTGAATGCCCTGCACGCCCTGAATGCCCTGCGGTCCGGTGGGACCCTGAATGCCCTGCACGCCCTGCGGACCCACTGGACCTTCTACCTTGCCGACGCTCACCCAGTCAAGCGAGTTTTCGCTCCAGATATAGCACTCGCGGTTCTCCTCGACCTGATACATCTTGTCGTTGCCGTTCGGAATAGCGTTTCGCAGTGCGGCGAGGGTGCTGTAAACGTCCTCGATGTATAACGCCTTGCCGTCCTTGCCATCTGCGCCCTTTTCGCCCTGTGCGCCCTGCGGACCCTGTGCGCCCTGTGCGCCGCGAATGCCCTGTGCGCCCTGTTCACCCTGAATGCCCTGCGGACCTCTCGGGCCGATCTCGCCCTGCGGACCGCGTTCACCTCTGAGACCCTGCTCGCCCCTTTCGCCCTGGTCTCCCTTGTTGCCCTTTTCGCCCTTCGGACCCTGCACGCCGTGGATAACGGAAACGCCGTTCACGTCCTCGACCGTGCCCTCTGCGAACTGCATTCTCGAACGCTGTGGCATCGCGTTGCCGGACGCATCCAGAATAACGTGACCGGACGAGCCGGTAGCCTGCCACGAACTGCCGTCCTGCGAGGTTTCGATTACGTTGTCCGCATTCAGCCGCACGTTTTTCACCGTGCCGTCCGGGCTTTTCACCGCCTTCCCGTCCTCAGTCGTCAGACGGTTGCTTTCGTCAATAACCTCATTTACTTTGTCTCTCAGCAGCCGCGGCAGCTTGTCGAACACCGCCTTGTTTTCCGCAGCCGTGCCGGTCAGCGTGTCCGCCGCAGAAACAACGCCTGTCGAGCTCACCGCGCTGTCTGAAATCTTTTCGATTGCCATTTCATCACCTCACCATAGTTCCGATGGTGTATCTCTTGATAATGCCGAACACGCCGAACGCCTCGTTCAGTGCGTTGTTCTGCATGATAAGTTGCAAGGTCTTGTACTTCTTGACCTTGCTGTTGAACGGAAGCACCTGCGGCGCGTCGTTTGTGTTGAACGTGAAGCGGCTGAAATCAATATCTTCCCAGTTGAAAATATCCGCGATACCCTCGCGTATCTGCCGGCCGAAGTCACGTTCTGTCCGGGCGAACACCTTGACCGAGGAACGGGTATAAGGCTTCATCATAACGCCCGAGCCGCGCTTTACCATGGTCTTATACGTCATAAAATCGCCGTCATCGTCCGCCTTGGTGTGCCACTCTGCGGAGATTGCCGTACCGCCGGTAATTCTGCCGTCCGCGCCGAGCGTGCCGCCGTCCGAATACGCCTGCATGGTGTCAATATCCGTGTTCAGCTTGCAGATACGTCCGTCCGATGTGCCGAAATACAGGCTTCCCCTGCTTTCCATCATGCGCACCGCCGGGAAGTTGTCCCAGTAGTAGCACTCGTAAACGTAATCGCCGTAGGACTGCGGCTTGTACGCTACGTTCTGGTTGGTGTCGAGTACGTAGGCATGGTTGTTCACAGACAGCACATAGTAGCCGTTCCAGACTACCGCGCAGGCGTTTTCCAGATGATCTTCCTTGGTCAGCGCCGCGTCCACGTAGTAGGAGCGGTTTCTTGCCACCTGCAAGGCCGTGATGTTGCTGCTTGTCAGCGCGAACACGCCCGTTCGGCTGAGAAATACAGGCTCTTCCGGCAGATATGCGAATGCGTGCTTTGCCACTGCACCGGCACCGGCTGCGGCTCTGCGTACCGGAAACTGAACCTTGTTCGTCGTGCTGTCGATGTTATACCCTCGGAAATAGATCGTGGTCTCGCTGCGGTCATCCGACTTGACGATTGCCTGACTGTCCGAGATTGCCGTATATCCGACGATTGCCGCGCCGTCCGCGCCCACCTTGGTATAGGAGAGATCGGAAAAATACAGCGGATTGTTGCTTTCACACCGCCAGTCCTTGTCCTGCTCGTCGGGATTGCCTGCAAGGAACACCCTGTCCTGAGACTTGCCGCCGTAGATTGCCGCGATGGTGCACTTTTTGATCTTCTCGGCGTATCCGTCCACGTGCTTTACAAACGTGATCGTCACGTTGTCCTTGCCCGTGATAGCCGGTTTTGGCGGCGCACTGGTAAACGTCACCTGTCCCTTACTCCCGTTCAGGCTGTAGCGGCTCGCGTCCCAGACCGCACCATTCACCTTGACCTCTGAAATGCTCTGTACGTCCGTGGTATCGAGCTGATACACGGTAGCCGAGCCGTCCGCGCAGAACTCGTTCTTGCGCTTGTCGCTCAGAAGATTTACATCCTCGAAGCTCGTTCCGCCGCCCGTCGGCTTGTTGGCGATGGTGGTAGTCGGAACGTAAGCGTCCGATGTCGCGTCCTTGGCGGTCTCGCCGTCGAATACAAGGTACTCGCCGCCCGTCAGCACGTACATTTTGTCGTTGAGCGTAAACGAGGTGCCCTGCTTGTTGGTCAGTCCGCTTTTCAGCTCTGCTAAGGCGCTTTCCGTCCATTTGTAAAGCCGTGTTCCGCCATGCACAAGAAAGTATTCCTTGCCCTTGATAATGCCGCGATACAGACCGTTTACCGGCTTTTCGACATTCAGCAGCACGCGCCATCCCTTGCGCTTTTCAGGGAAGCCGCCGCTGTCCGAAATCAGGTTTACCGTGCCGGAAGCGCCGCGCGTTGAGTCGACCTGTGTCGGATTGCTCGACAGGTCAACGCCCTTGAACTTGGAATACTCGGTTTTGTACCTTTTCGGGGAATCGGGAATCTTGTATGTTGCCATTTACACCCACCCCGTAACCGAGCGCCACGCGCCGCCGCTCGAAGTCTGCTGTCTCCTGCTTGCGAGCATCTGCTTGACGTTCTCGTATTCGTTCAGATACTGCGTCGCCATGGAAATATCATCTTCCTTGAACACCTCTGCCGCGATATACAGCGGAATCGCCCGCTGCGCTTCCTCCGGCAGAGAAAACGTCGTGTCGCCCGGCGTGCTCTCGTCGATGTTCTCCGGGTATGCCTCGTACCAGATCACTAACGTACCGACGTACTCCGCCGGGACAAACAGCGTGTCCATGCCGTCAAACTGATAGTCGTTCACGCGCATAAACGTGTTGTTCGCGCCCATGATCGTCAGTCTGTCCGGGCAGAACCGCATAAAATCCGGTGCAAGCTCGCGGATATGAAACAGCCGATAGCCTTCCGCATCATCGTCCGGCAGCTCCACTTCCACGGATTTGTAGATCGGCATGACCTCGGCAAGGTCTACCATTGCAAACCAAGCCGCGTGCGGCATTGCCCGCACATAATCCGCCACATCAGGCGAAGTAAGCGAAACCTCCGTGCCGTAGTTCAGGCGTGAGAAAATCTTGTCCAGCGCTGCTTTCTGGATTTGCTCCCATGTCATAAGCTAACACTCCTTTCAAAAAGGAAAAGGCGGGGTTTCCCCCGCCGCTTGTCCTTACAGCTCGGAAGCGTTTGCGAGAGAATCGCCCACAATGGAGATTGCACGCCAGTCGTTGAAGCCTGCACCGAAACGTGCACGGCCGGACCAGTAGTTCGCGTCGGTGTTCTCGTCCACAGAAGAACGAACCGTAAGCGAAACGCGGTCAAGCCACGGCATACACATTGCATCCTTGTTGTAGTCGCTGTCGAGCAGCATGAAATACTCCTTGCCGCCGATGGTCTTCGGCAGATAGTTCCATACCAGTACGTTCCACAGACCAACCTGGAAGTTAAACGCATTGTTGTTGGTGTTCGGGTCAAGCTCAGAACCGATTGCCGCAAACAGTGCACGCTTGAGCTTGCCGGAGTTCGGGATGATGATGGTATCCGGCTTGATGTTCAGCAGATTGCCGTCGTCGTCGCGAATGTCCTGCATCTGCTCCTGCGCCGCGTCCAGAATTTCGGTGTACTTGTCCGTACCGGCGGTGTACTTAAATCGGTTGGACTGGTTCTTGTAGCCCTTGGTCGCCGAGCCGTGTGCGGTGGAGAACAGAGAAACGCCGTCCGCCGAGGTGGTATCGTACTTCTTGCCGCCAAAGGTGATAGAAGTGCCGATGCCGCCCGCGATCATGTCTGCTGCGTACTTCTCGCGGGTACGGTTGTAAGATGCACCGAACTTGCGTGCGCGGGATTCCGCCAGATTGAACTTGCTGTCCTCGATGAGCTCGCGGGTGACTTCAAAGCGGCTCTTCCAGGTGGTCGGCTCGATGATCTTGCTGTAGCCCTCCTGTACAGAGGTCAGCGGGTATGCGCCGTTCTCGCCCACGTCCTGAAAGTCGCCCAGTGCGGTAGCCGAGGTGTACTTCTCCGCGTAGTTATTGGTGGTGTCCATATAGAACACCTTGTCAATCATGCTCTGCTCCTGAAAGCTCTCTACGCGATCTGCGATAATCGCCTTGATGGGGGCCTGCGACTTGCCGAAAAAGGAATCAGCAACGCCGGAAGCCTCAGAAAAAGTAATGCCTGCCATAAATTATCTTGTCTCCTCTCTTTTTAGGCGGCAACCGCTGCCGGATCAACAAACACGCCGGTAACGGTCGAGTTGGTGGTAGCGCCGTCGGTGGTAAGCACCTTGAAAACGCCCTTGGTAGCGGTTGCAGTAACGGTCAGCGCATCAGCCGCCAGAGTGACAGCCGAGCCGACGACGGTCTGTGCAACGGTTGCGGTCGAGGTAGTCTCAAATACAATGTTGTCGTTTACCTCGATAGCCGGGTAATTGCCGTCCTCGCGCTTGGGACCCATGATAATGTGAGTCGGCTTGACGGAAGCGGTGCCCTTTGCCAGAGCGCCGGAAGTCAGAGTAGCCGCCATGCCGAGGGTCAGGCCGTCCGCGCCGGGAAGGTAAACGAACGGGGACACATCAGCCACGCGGCGATATGCGATCTTAAACATGAAAAAATCTCCTTTTACTTGTATTTTTTGAACTTTGCCACAAGCTGTGCGTGGGTAAGATTCGGAAATGCGTGCTTCATCATCTGCATTTCCTGCGGGTCGATTACAACATCGTCACCGCCCGCATTGCCTGCTGTGGTGGTCAGATGGCTCTTGCCGTTGACGTTGTTCATCGCCTGCTGCTTTGCCGCTGCGGCTTTCTTGCCGGTGAGCGTGTCAAAGTTTGCAAGGCGGAACGCATCAACAAGCGAATAGCCTCTGTTGACGTACTCGTTAAAAACGGGTGCGTTCGGGTGGCTTGCCAGTGCAGCAACGTCGGTGATAGACGGGTCAAGGTGGGAAATCTCCTTGATTGCCTCGTTCATCTGCCGCTCGCCCTCCTCCATCTGTACACGGTCAAGAACCTGCTGTGCCTGCCGTACAGTGGGGTTGTTTGCGATCATCTGATCGAGCATAGCGGGGTCAAGCCCTGCCTGCTGCATCTGGTCTCGCTGGTATGCCTGCTGGTACGCCTGCAAATCAGCTTCCGAGGCGATCGGCTTGTTGGTGTACGGGTCAAGCTGACCCTCGTACATCTGCCGTACCATCTCGTCCTTTGCCGCCTGACGCTCCTGCTGAATGCGCTCATTAAACTGCGCTTCCGCTCTGCGTCGTGCAGCGGCAAATCGTGCGTTATCTTCCGCACTCTGTACTCCCTCGGGTGCAGCTTCGGCGGTCTGCTGCTCGTTTTCGCCTGTTTCCTCGGGTCCGATGGACGCAGTTTCGGCGGTTTCCTGCTCGTTTACGCCTGCCTCGGTGGTTTCCACTTCGGTTTCCATAATTTCTTCCATTTGCTGTTCCTTTCTGGATTTTTACGCTGTTCCGTGCGATTTTGGGCATAAAAAAACCGCCCTTTCGGACGGTTCCGCTATTCATTTGCCATTTACTTGCCGCTCTTCTTGGAAGAACGCAGATCGCCGCCGGTCTTAACGACAGGCTTCTTGCCGGAAGTCTGGGCGAAAACCGCCTTAACCTCCATGCTGCCGGTGTTCTTGATCTTACCGGCGTAACCGCTCTTATTTGCCATACTATTTCACCTCCTTTACTACCTGCTTATAGTTTGAACACTGCGGATTTTTGCAGATAAGCACGAGCTTACCGTCTACAGTGTCCGTCTTTGTGTCGATTTTACATACCGGACATACCATAACTGCCGCCTCCCTCCTGATAACTCGGCATTGTCTCCGGGCTGACGTAGCCGGACTGCGTAATATCGGGAATGCCGTCTGCATTTGCTGCCATCGGCTGCATCATTGCCTGCTGCTGTGCCATCATCTGCTGCTGCTGTTCCAGTCGTTCGGAAAGCTGCTGTTTTGCCTCGCTTGCCAGCGGGTAGTGCAGTCCCTCCATGATCGTCCAGAACGTCAGCAAACTCTGCATGTCGGCCGGGTCACCAAAACAGCCGTTTTCGAGATTCATTCTCGCCTCCTGCCAGAGGTTTTCACGGTTGCCCGCAAGCGGCGCGGTCTGGTCAACGCTGAACAGAAACTCATCATTCCAGTACGGCTCTCCCGCCTCGTCCACTTTGAGAAAGTCCATCTTGTTAAACGTGCCGTACATCTGCGTGCCGTTGGTGTCCTTGTAAACCATCGGCCGCGGTTCGTCCGAGTACGCCAGCAGGAACTTGAACATAACCTCGAACAAATCCGCATAGGCGGCGTTCTTCATGACCTTGCGGCTTTCCAGTCGTCCGGCGGTCTGCGCCGCTGCAAACTGCTTTGCTGTACCAGAGGTTGCGGTGCTGTCCTTGCGTCCCTGGAACGAATCCGTAATGCCGATCAGGTTGCGCATTGCCGTGTAGGTGCTGTCCTCAAACGCCATATCACGGGAAATATCCGGCTGCAAGGTGAGCACATCGAGCATTGCCTTTTCTTCCGGACCCTCGACTTCAAGCACCTTGAAATTCTCGTCCGTGCGCCGTATCTGCTTGCCTCGCGGCAGTGTGATGACCGAGCCGCCGCCCAGCAGCTTTTGAGAAATGGAGCTGTCGAGCTTGTTAATCAGCATCTGCTGATCTCGTATCATATCCACATCAGACGAGCCGAGCAGCTTTCCGACTACCGACACATTGCGCCGCAGCACTACCGGATACACGTCCGGCTTGTAATACGGAATCATGTCGTTTTCCTCGTGCTGCGTAACGGTTGGGTTGCCCATCTCGTCAAGCTGCACTTTATCTACGATCTTCGTCATCGGAATACCGTTCTCGTCCGTCCGCGCAAAGTCCTTGACGGTTTTCTGTTCGCCGCTCTTACTCCCGCAGTACGGACAGATATCGCCCTGCATATCCGCGCCGCACTTGCTGCAAGTCTTGATACGCCGCGCCTGATAATCTTCCATGTATTCAAGCAGTACGTCATTGCACCACGCCACGCGCCCAATGCCGCCGTCAGCGTTGCGGAAATATCCGATGTTCTCGGTTACGAGATCGTCCGCCGTGCCCTGCTCAAAGCCGCGTGCGTCCGGCTGTTCCTCGTCCTCGTCGGATACGTCCTTTCCATACTTCTTTTTGATGTACTCCTTGCTCTGCGCCAGCTGAATGAAGAAGTAATCCATCTCCGGGATACTGTAAACGCCCGGCTGCGGGATAAATTGTTTCGGATGCAGCAGCGTAACACTCAGCGCTCCGCGTGTGGTGTGCGTCCGCTTGGTGTTGTCCCACTCGACAAGGAACAAATCGCCGCCGTGCGTCGGCGTGGTGCGCTCGTCCTGGTCATTCAGGCGCTCGAACGGCAGCCGGTCAAGTTCGTTTCGAATATAATCCTCAATCGTCTTTGCGAGCTGCTCGTCCTCCTCGTGCCGCGGTGTAACCTTAGGCGTGGGAATGTCGCTTGATACTTCCGCCTCGATGATTTCCGCTACCACGTTCCGCGCCACTACTGCGTCTTGCGTTTTCTGGTTCTTGCCGTGCACCTTGTCGATCTTGTGTGTGCCTCGGTATATTTCTTCCCGCTCGACCATCAAATTCAGTTCGTCCTGGTACTTGCTCCGTGCCTTGCTCAGCCTGTCCTGCCACTTCTTCAAAATCGCCTCGTCACTCTTGCCCGTTTTATCAAACGGATTTTGCATTTTATCACCTCATTTTCAAAACGGATTGCCCCATTTAGAGATTAGATACTCACGGCCTGCCTTGTCGGCGTTGTAGTAGTCCTCATACATATCATCCGTCCACTTCGCCCGCTCTCCTCGTGGCTTGTCTGCCTTGTATGTCCAGTACACGCAGAAAGCCCGCAGCGCATCCGGCGGATGGGTGATAGCGTGCGGCTCTGTCGCTACGTCGTTTGGGTGCTTGTCATCGCACTGCAAAGCCGGCAAGCACCGAATAAGATTGCGGCAGGTGTCGAAGATACGCAGCTTCGCACACTCCCCGCCGAACTCGTCCGGCTCGATCTTCAACCACTCATGCACAGCCGCCCACCCGTTGATGCGGTCGTTGCTGGTCTTGGTCAATGTCACGCCCTCCGCACGGAAGTAATCCGCGATACTCCGCCCGGTCTCCTGTCGCCTGTTCCAGAGGTCGGGCGGTGCAAAAGTCTTGCTTATGTCCTCGCCCTCGCTCCTGTCACGCACAGCCCTTGCTGCCTCGCTTGCGATCAGTCCCGTGTGTCCCTCGCCGCAGTCCTTGCCCTCGCAGTACTCGCGGTATACATAGCCGCGCCCCTGCTCATCTACTGCAATCCACAGCGTCGCCAGCATATCAAAGCCATAGTCTATCGCCACATAGCGCCGCCAGTGCCGGGGTATCTCAAAGGGACGCATGACGTGCTTGTCCGCGCTCCACTCCGCGAAGTATCGCCCCGTGTCGAGGTCCCACTCGCCCAACAGAAGCGCTTTCTGGTCCTGCTTGCCGAGATTGAGCAGTCGCTTTTTATACGCGGGGTCGCTCGCCATCAAAAAGACATTGTCATCCACCTTAGAGGGGATAAAGACGCGGGTCTGCCCGGTATCCTCCACGGTGAACTCCGTCCCTGCCGGTGCGGGGTCAATAAACCGTTCTTTCACCCAGGTATGCCCAACGCCGCCGGGGTTAGTCGAGCTTTTTACCTGCTTGGGGAAGCCATTCGCGCCGCGCACACGGCTTATCAGATAGGTATACATGGTATCGGTGAAGTGTGTCAGCTCGTCAAAGCGTATCACGTCATACTCTGCGGACTGATACTTGTATACGTCCTTTTCCGCATCGCACGCGCCGAAGTCCACGATAGAACCGCCCTTGAAGCGCCACGTGTGACTACCGCCGTTGTATACGGCTATCTCCTGTGGGAAAAGCTCCAACGATACGCGGATGATCGACTTTTCCAGCTCGGGATATGTCCGGCGCAGGATAAGCTGCTTACTCCCCGGATACCGCAGTGCAAAAAGCAGCGCATCGACTAGCTGACCGTATGACTTGCCGCCGCCAGCCGCGCCGCCGAAAAGCACCTCATCGGCAGAAGCCTCGATAAAAGCCTTTTGCTTGCGCGTGATCTGCATATCCATGCACTCACCTCCTGCATACTTACTCGCCACGCCGCATAAAATACGGCAAAAACTGCATAAAAAAAGCGGCTTTGCCCTGAATTTGAAGCAAAACCGCTGTTAAATTGTACAAAACAGTAATTTTGTGTAATTAGTCCACTACCTTGATAGACACCTCGAACGGCTTATCTTGCACTACTTCGCGCCGTTCAATAAACGCGCCCGCCGCCCTCGCGCGGAGTTCTGACGCCTTAAGCCGGTCCTTTGTGTCCGCGTCCTTGTCGCGCATGGTAGCCGTCCAGAAAGCGTTAATTTCCTGCATATCGGCCACGCGGTCACTGTCTACAATCGCGTCACGGTCTTTTATGTAGTCCGCAAGCTTTTGCAAGTTCTCCGCGCCTACGGAACTATAACTGTTATCGTCCTTGCACTTATACCCGGCAAGCCTTGCGGCGTTGGTTGCCGTTTCGCCCTGCTTGTAGTAGTCTATCCATTTCCGTTGTTTGTCCGTCACGTCATCACCTCCCCGCTTATATATAGACACAAAAAAGCCGCCCCGGTTGCTTGGAGCGGCTTTTGTCTGCCTACAATATGTTGTCACTTGTCCATATACTCACGCACTGCCTGCAAGATATACGCCTGTACGCTTTTACCCGCATCGGCTGCGGCCTGCCTGATCTGTTTTCCCTCGTCTTTGTCCGGGCGTATCATGATATTGTCTTTGCTCCTGTTGTACTTAACATTTGCCTTGATCTGTGCCTCTGTTGCCATGTTTGCACCTCCTACATATATAGAATAAGTGTAACACGGCTTGCTTTATACGTCAACGTATAAATCTGCATAACAGTTAACGTGTATCTTTGTGCATCTTGCCTATTGCATTATACGTTAACGTGTAGTATCATGTAATCACAGCAAAGGAAAACACCGAAACACAAAACAGGAGGTACACACCATGTTTAACAATATTAATACTCTCGACGAACTCCGCAAGGCATACCGCGCCGCAGCATTTGCCGCACATCCGGACCACGGCGGCAGCACCGAAGCAATGCAGGAAGTCAACGCAGCCTATGAAAAGCGTTTTGAAATCCTCAAGGCTGAGCAGAACCGCAAAGCCGACGCAGACCCGACCGGCAAGACCCGCCGCGTTGAAGAGATGCCGGAAGAGTTCCGCGCAGTGATCGAAAAGCTCCTCAGCATCAAGGACATTATCATCGAGCTGTGCGGCTCCTGGGTATGGGTATCCGGTGAGACCCGCGAGCACAAGGACGAGCTCAAAGCGGCTGGCTGCTTCTGGGCGAAGAAAAAGGGCATGTGGTACTGGCGTTGCGCTAAGGACGCACACCACGGCAAGAGCCACGCAAGCATGGCCGACATCCGCCGCAAGTACGGCAGCGAGCGCATCACCTCGGACGGTCACCGCGCCGACGCTCTCCCGGCATAAGGGAGGGCGTCGCCATGATTGACTACGGAGCACGCGGAGAGCGTCAAGTTAACTTTTACATCTGCATGCGATCCCCTGCAAAACGCACCAGCCTTGCGGACCTGCTCCAGAGCGACAAGCACGCCGCCGAGGACATCTCCCGACTGCAACGCATGATCGAGGACTTACAGCAGTACCGGCGCGATATGGCCGAGCGTGCCGCCTATCTGGTCAGCACGCAGCCGACCCGATCCGCCGAGCTCAAGCGCCGCCGCGATGCATGGGAAAAGAAAGTGTACTACTACTTTACCGAGTGGGACACCTTTCCGGACGGCACACGGCAGCGGGTCAGCGTTAAGACCTACGACGGCACCGACCGCCACAAAGCCATAGCAGACGCAAAAGAGTATCAGCGCACCCATACCGGCATAGCCGTAACCGTTGACATTGCCAAAGGCAAATTTGAGCACTAAATCAACCACCCGCCCCGGAGGTAACGAGTGCATCACTTTCGCACTGCTTAACAGCGCGATCACCTACCGGCTGGAGGCGTAACCCATGTATAACATCATTACCCCTGAGGACTACCGAGCAGCCGAGGCCGTTTTTATGGCCGATCCTCGCGCACTGTGCGAAAATGTTATCATTTCGGAGTGCGACTGCTCTCAGTGCCCGACGCGCGAGCTGTGCGAGGCTCTATGCGCTTATGATAACCGCTAAGCAACATCTAAGCAACATCTAAGCAAAAGCACCTTCCCGAAGCCATCCCGGGGAGGTGCTTTTACTATGACAATTGGAGGTGCAGCCACACGGAATTGCACCGCGTATCAACTTTCGGCTGCATGTATACCCCTTTCGGGGTATGTGCGCGTATCGCTGCGCCTTGCGTCCGGCTTTACGGACGGTTTCCCGGCTTGCGCTCAGGGGCTGCTACAAAATAGGACGTTCGAATTTTGAACCCCTCGCGCGCAGTTATCGGCCTGCAAACCGGCGGACTTTCACCGCAGGGCGCTACCCCGTTGCAGGGAATTACTCCCTGATACACGTGCTGCTGCGCTGTGTACTGACGCTTTGGCCCTGCGCAAGGCCTGCCGGGCAGTCCGGCAAAGTTCGCAAACAGTGCCCGTCTTTCTGGGCCGCCAGAATAGGTGTCGGCGCGCCGTTCCGTAAGCTGCGCCCGTGCCCGTCTTTCCGGGCTATCAGATTATGGGCAGCCGTTCGGCTGTCTTTTTTTGCCCCGCCGCCCTCATGCAGGCTTTGGAGCATGTGCGGCATCTCTGCCGCGTTCCCTTGAACTGTATTCCCGGAAGTCGAATGGCCCGGCGCGTCCTCGTGCAGACGCGGCGGACAGATCGAGGCGGTTTCCCGCCTCATTTGGGAATGCTTGGGCGAAAGGAAGTGTGAGCCCCGCCGGCCTCGTGCAGCCTTTGGAGCGTGTCCCCCGCCGAAGCAGGGGAGAGAATTAGGAGGACATAACCGGAATTTATCAACCCGTGAATGCCGTGGTTTTGCTCCCTTGGAGCTCTTCCACGATATCAGTATATCACATTATTGCGTATTGTGGGGTATTAACTTATCCACAGCATTCAGCGCCATTCTGTGCATGTAGCCCTTCACGTGCGCCTCGCTGTAATGCAGCCGCCGCGCCGTCTGCGCCCATGTTGCGCCGTTCACGTAACGTTCAAGCAGGAGCGTTTGCAGCTCATTATCCCGCATTTCGCCCAGCACGCGCACGATCTCGCCGTATATCTCCGCAAGCTCGTTTTCCTTCGCTGCGATCTTCTCGCCCAATTCGATATAGGGGTCCGCCTTGTTCCCCGTGCTCCCTTTTCCGCCCGGCGTGTCCCTTACCGGCGCGGTTGCGCCCGTAGCCCGTGCATAGGCGCGTTTCCGCGCCTCCTGCAAGGCTGTAATCGTTTTTTCCAGTGCGCGCCCGCGCATCAGCCATTCTTTCGCTGTCATCGGCTTGTAATCTCCTCGGTGCTTCCGTCGTGCTTGAAAGCTATCCGTCTGCGGTAGCTTTCTGTTCTTTTTGTGCACCTTTCGCCCGGCTCGCATCCCCTTGAATGCCGGTTAACCAATGCGTAGTGGCACGCCCACAGCTTCAGATTTTTATAGTTGCCGAGCGTCCGCCAGTACGCGCACGTCCTGCACGGCGTATCGCCATAGTAAGTAACGCCCGACTTCCTCGCAGTATCGATCATTCATTTTCTCCTCTCCGAGTTCTTTTCTGATTGCCCTTACCACCGCCTCCCACTTGTTCAATGCTTCCCCTCCCTGTCCGTAATGCCGTAGCGCCACACGAGGTAGCGCTTGATTTCTTTCAGATACTCTATCATTTCAGGACTGTACATTATCCGTCCAGCCACCTGTTTTCCAGCGCACAGAAACCATATACCGCGCCACCGGTCAGTGCAATCCATAATACACCGAACAAGATGATAGCAATATTACCTTGTCTTATAGCAAGGTTTACAATCGCCTGTGGTTCTGCGTCCGTATAAAACCTGTTGTTGTCTGCAATCATATGATCTTTGATTTGCGTATGTATACTGCCAACCATATTTGCGTCCACAGCTTCGTAATAATGCCGCACAAGTCTGCTGTCATAGATTGTATCGCCCTGTTGGTGTGCTGTAACAGAAAACTTGTCCGCCGGAAATGATACACCCATAAACGAAAAAGTTTCCGTGCTGTCTTCTTCTCGTTTCACCCTGTCCCACGTCCAATATATCTCGGTGCGGGTGTGCGTATGTCCCTTGCTATCGGTATAGGTCACTTCGCGCGTGTGCATGGTGTATCGTTCCGTGATTTTGGTCAGTATTGCGTATTCGCCGTCCAAATCATCTGCCGAAACAGGTTGTTCCGCGATCAGATCGCCGTAAGCGATGACATTCCCGAAATCGGTAGCCAGCGCGTACTGAAACTGCTCATCGTCTGTGATCTGCGCTGCCGTGGTAAATTTCTCGTTTGTCTCAGCGATATGGTCACTGATTTTGCTACCGAGCAGAAATCCCAGTGCCACCATAACAAACACGATTGCAACGCTGAACGCAATCTCACGAGGCTTAATCTCCATCGCCGCCACCGAACAGGTTCTGCGGAGCATCTTCCGGTGCATCGTAGTCCGTGTAGGTCGTGTCGATTGTCTGATAGTTCATTACCCTCAGCAGAAAACCGGTCGGGAAAGACCGTACCAGCTTGTTGTATGCCCGTACCTGCTGATTGTAGTTGTTGCGGTACTGCGCGATCTGGTTCTCGGTCAGCGCAAGTTCGGTCATGAGTTGCTTGTAATTTTCGTTTGCCTTGAGTTCCGGGTACTGCTCCGCAACAGCATTTAACGTAACCTGTGCTTCTTCTACCTTGCCCGATGCAGCAGCAGTGCGAGCCTGTGTAATCCTGGTCAGCGTATCACCCTCGTAGTTCTGGTAGGACTTCACCGCGTCCGCCAGATTGTATACGAGGTCAACACGGCGTTTCTCAGCTACCTGTACGTCGGCCGCCGCCGAACTGACCTGTTCCTCCGCCGATACCGCGCGGTTATTGGCCGACACGAACGCAGCGGCGATCATAAGTACCAGCGCGGCCACGATAGCCAGCACGATTAAAGCAATTTTCTTCATTTCATTCCTCTCTTTCCAACATGTCAAGGTACTTCTGTGCCATCGCCGCCACCTGTATAGCCTCGCAAGCGGCGGAGATAGCGCGCAGTCTAATTGCTTCCACATTGTCAGCAGTTGTATTGCGTTTCACGCTTCCCCACAAATAGCAGTTGATCTCGCCGTCGAGCTGATGCACTTCTTCTTCCAGTTCGTCGTATTTCTCACGTAGCACCGCCCACCCCTCATGCGGGCTATGGAACCGTGGAAACCGCGCTTTTGCGCTTCCAGTTCCTTTTCCACGAGCTTTTCAACATCTTTACTTACTACGTTCATCGTTTTCCTCCTCCGGCATCGTGATCGGCGTTTCCCATGTGTGCAGTCTCTTTTCCATTTCCTCCATGGATTTCGCCGCCTGTTCTGCCATTCCCACCCGTTCAAGGGTGATTTGCATATTTCTTCGCGCATTTCGGGCACATCTCAGCCGCGCCGCCGTCCATCTTTGCCCTTTCCGCGAGCTCCTGAATCAGCTCCATCGTGCTGAACTTGCTCAAACCATCGCCCTTCGGCGTATCAATCAGCTCTTCCGACACGACCAAAGCCGGACGCACCGCATACGTGTTCGAGCAGCTGCCGCTGCCCCAAGCGCCATCGTAGAACACGAACATCGCACACGCCACGCCGGGGCGCCCCGGCGCGCCATCGCCAGTTGCCAGCCAATAGCTTCTCTCGCAATCTGGAATATAGCGTGAATACTTGCGCCACTCATCAAATGTCAACGGTGCTGCTAAGCGATCAACAATCCCATAATTCGCGCGCCCGTCCACGGTCAATAGAATGATTTCTCTCTGGAAAATCAGTTCCTTGTTCAAACCAGATACAAATTCGCTATACCACCGCCCTACCTCGTCAAGCAGTTTACTTTCAGTATAGTCGTTGCCGTCCGTGCTGAATGGTGTGCTTCCAAACGGCTCTTTGAGCAGCACGAACAGTTTATCTTTTCCGTTTGCCGTGCCTTCTTCTACATCCAACACCGCAAATTCCGTTCCCTTGATGGTGACAATTTCACCGGGCTTGTATTTACTCATGTTTTACATCTCCTCCAATTCTTTCTGTTTGGATTCCTCCACATAGCACCAACTCTGGGGCGGGCGGCGAAGCGTCAAAGCCCCATTGTTGCAGATACCGTTGTTGTTGCTGTACATGGCGCAGGCCTCACAGTATAGGTCATTAGGACAAAGCCGCCGAAACGCCGGCAGCTCCCGCGGCTGGTCATAGATCAGCAGGTCGGAAATGTGCCAGCCGTAGCCGGTTCCCTTTAGGTAGTTCACAATTTCTTCCCGTGTCAGGCAGGCTTGTTTTTCTATGTCATCCGGTGCATGGTTGAGAGGCGCAAGCTCATAAATCCGGTCACAGGTGAACTCCCCGATGACCTTGCCATTCCCAAGTGGACAGTTCAGCGACTGCATGGAACCTGTATCTAAGTAGTCCTGCATCAGGCGTTCCGGCGAAATAGGAATGTTCAGGTCAGGTCTGCCGCTGGTGCAGTAGATGTAGCACTTAAACGGCGTTTCCAGTTTCGGCTTGGTCTTTCTGACTTCAATGGTCTTTTCACCGCTGGCAATTTTCTCACACCACTTCGGGCGAATGCTTAACATCACAGATTTCATTCCGTTCCTCCCATTCCTCGCACCAATCGTAATCTAATCGGAAATCCGCCCTGTGCTCGCTGTCTCCGTTGCAGCACACACCGCAAAACGGCTCGTACCGCTTGCAGGTCACACACCTTCTATCCACGTCTGACCCTCTCCGCCCTTCCTCTTTGCCCGCTTAAACTCGTCGCGGAACTTCCGATACGCTCGGGTGTACTCATACGACTTGCCAAAAATGTTAATAGCCGCCTTGTAAAGCTGCGGTTCGTATTTTTTCACGATCTCTAAATCTTGCTCGAACCGGCTATTAAAAGGACAACCGCAGCAGCCTGTGCGCCGCATTCCGTACACCTCGTAGCAATCCGAGTATCGCAAGCCGTAATGAGCTTTATACTGCGCTTTGTCCTCATCGCTCCAAAAGTAGAGGGGCATATACCGCGCAACGCCGGAATGATGCAGCGGTTCAAAGCAAGATGTATGCGCCATAGCTCTAATCCCACCCTCTGCTCGTCGTTCGCCGACAATACAGATTGTTGCATTACATTCTTTGAGAAATTCCGCAGAGCTGTTTTTCTTCGCCCCGTTGCAACATTTGTCTGAAATAGCAAATTCTGGCGGGGTACTAAGCATAAACTCTTTCATTCCGGTGTGTCGATAGATGGAAAATTTTGAACGTTCGCCGTTTTCGTCAGTCCACCATTTCAAGCCTGCTTTGCATCCCGTGTACCTCTCGTTCAGCGCCTCGAACGATTCGTTTTCCCACTAGAAACCGTGTGCCTGCAAGTAGCTGATTTTCTGTGCGATTCCCTTGCTAAAGAACGGCACTCCATATTCCTTACACCCAACCGGCACAGGTTTTTTCGCTCTCCGCCGTACAATCTCAATTCCGTACCGGGCTTCCAGATCGTTCAGATGGTTCTTTGTTGCCTGATACTCGATACCCGTATCAAAAAACACATACGTAATCTTCCGCCCGGCACGTACCCGTTCCAGCAAATCCAGCATAACATCGCTGTCCGAGCCACCGGAAATACTGCAAACAGGGTTCTTGTAACTGTTCAGCAGCAAATCCGCCTTCTTCATCGTATTTCGGATAAGCTCATTCTCCGGTGCAGCGTTCAAAATCTCTTCGCTAACCGTTGTCCTCCACCTCCAAAATCTCCACCACAACCCGCGGATTCTTTGAGTCCACCTCAAAGTGATCTTCAAACCCTCGGATATTCTTCCATCCGTCGTTACTCAAATACCGCGCCTTAACAAGCGCGTCCTGAATAACCTTTCTGCCAAACGCGCAGATATTGTCCTTGTCCCGCCGCCGGTCCTTCTCATACCAGTGATAAACCATGTACACCGGCTCCTGAATTTCCGCGCCGCCCATCTGCCGCGCTGCATTCATCACAACGGCCTCGCACTGCTTTTTCAGCCGTGCCCCCTCCTGTCGATTACGTCTCTCCGCCTCGATTAGCTCGTTCAGCCCGGGCAGCGTGCCCTTGATCGTAAATTTATAATTCACCTGCTCGCCTCATTTTCCTGATCTTGTACGTTACAGCAGTCAAACTCCTGCCGAGTCTCCACGCGATCATGCTCACGCTTTCGCCGTCCTCCAAACTGTTTCGGATTACGCAGAGGTCGTGCTCTGTGTAAGCGTCCTTGCGTTTTGGCTGTTCCGGCCGTCTGTCCGGCTCGAACTCCGGGCAGCTGATAACGTGGAACGTCTCGCCGCCCTTGAGGTCTTGCCGCTGCACTCGTTCGGCCTTCCAGCCTTTCACCGGCTCGAACCGTCCTGCCCATGCGCAGCTCTTCGCAGCGGCTTTCGTGCAGTCCCAGCAGAGAGTATCTTTCTTTCTACCTCTCATAACCTTCCTCTCTCATTTTCCGTCTGGTTTCTTCCTTCTGCGCAAGCCATGCCTGCTCCCAGTCCGGCGTTTTCTCCGGTTCCGTCTTTGCTTCCGCCTGCTTTGGCGCGTCCTTGATGCGATCCCAGATAATGCCCTTCCAGTTGTTCGCCATGCTCAGCCGGATAACCTCGGCAACCGCCGCCGCTCCGTGGCGCTTTACTCGGTTTTCTATCTCGGTCAGCAGAGACTTCAAGCCGACAGCCTTGTACGCCTCGCGCCGCTCCTGCTTGTAGGTGATCCAGTCGCGCACCGCAGAAAGCACAGGCTCAGAAAACCGCTCTGCAAGGTCAGGCTCTTTCGGCTTTGGACTCTGCGTCTTTTTCGGCATCTCCGGTTTCGACGGCTGCTTTGCAGGCGCTTCCTCCCGTTCGCTGCCCTGATACTCGTCATACCGGCATACCTCGATGACCGTATAATGCCGGTTGCTTTCCACCGTGATTTCTCCGGTTTTCTTGAGCTTTCCGAGTGCCGTGCGCACCTGCTTTACCGTTAGCCCGCTCTCGTCTGCAATCCCCTGCAATCTCGTCACAAACGCGCCTCGGGGAATCTTGCTCCCCATGAACTGGCTTTCCTTGTAGTTTGCCCTCAGCAGGATATGCAGCCACAGTTTGCAGGTGGGGAGGTCTTTGTACCACCCCCACTCTGTGAGCTGTCGGTAAATCTGTATGTGCCCGTTCGTCAGCATCCCCTGTCACCTCTCAAACGGGCAGTCGTCCGGGTCACTCTCGTCCGACGCGATGAAGTCGCTTTCCTCTTCCTTCGGCTTGCCCTCGCTCTTGCCGCCGCAGAAGTCAATGCTTTCGCACTGCACCTCCCACGAGCGGCGCTTGTTGCCGTTCTTGTCCTCCCAGTCACGGCTTTCAAGCCTGCCGGAAATAATGCACATGTCGCCCTTGTGGAACCACGTATGCGCGTGCTCTGCCAGCTTACTCCACAGAACCACGTCAATGAAGTCACTCGGGTACTTTCCGCCCGCGTCCTTGCGGCTTCTCTGCACCGCCAGCGTACCGCCTGCAACCGCCGTGTTGCTCTGCGTGTATCGCAGCTCCAAATCCTTGGCAAGCCGTCCCTGTAAGATAATCTTGTTCAGCATATGCCTATCTCCTTGTGTATTTTGTATATTTCTGCCTTTCCTCGCTCCACATGGGATAAAGGCTTTCGAGGTATTCCCGCATTTCTTCCTTGATTTCCTTGCCGTCGCCCTGGTCCATTTCCCGATGACACTCCGGGCACAGCATGACTAAATTCGTCGGAATCCCCATGCCGCCGCGCGCCCTGCTGACAAAGTGCGCCGCCTGTAACACACCGCCCTTGCCGCAGTGGCGGCAAACGCCGCCGTCCCGGTCATAGACCTCTTTCCAGACGCTTGGCGACACGCCCGTAAACTTCGTCTGTCTCCTCATTGCCTCGCGTCCCTTTCCAGCTCTCTTTTCAGTCGCTTCTTGGCGAGCTTGCGATACCCTTTTTTCATCTTCGCCCAGCCTCCGTGGTTCCGCGCCCAGCAGGCGTACCGGTATCCGATCTTCCGGTGTGCCGGTACGAATCGCTTGTATGTCGTAAACCTCATACCCCGCGTTCCTCCGGTTTCCACTTGGCAATCCATCCGAGCACCGTGCTTTCCGGCTCTGTCTCAATGCCCTGCTCCTTGCAGTCCTGCACTACCATGTCAATCAGCCGCCCCATTTGCAGCGTGTTGTAAGTGGATGAGCCGTAGTAGCACATCAGCAAACCGCCGTTACAGTCCTGCGTCACCCATCCGAGACCCTGCTTTTCCCACAGGTTCGCGATCAAATCGCGCTGCTGCTCGTTGGCGTAGGGGACAAGTCTGTAATTGTCCCCTACATCGGGAATGTACGAGCGGTACACCTCGTCGCGCTTCATGCCGAGCACCGCCGCCAGCTTTCCGAGCATCTGCCAGAGATAGGCGTTGCAACGCCCTGAGCGCTTGTCATACTTGCGCTTCACCTCTGCGCAGTATAACTTGCCCTCCTTCATCTGCTCGCACTCTACGCGCGCCATAGGCGCGTTCTTGACGTGCAGGCAAAGCCAGTTGCCGCTCTCGTCATTCACTACGCGCGCCCTGTCAAACTCATGCGTCATGCAAGCGCCTCCATCTGCTTGAGCCGATCTTCGAGATCAAGCAGCGCCGCGTTCATCTTCACGATGTCGCCCGCATCCTGCTTATACTTCTCGTTCCACAGCTGCGCCGCTGCGGTCTTGTCGCCCATGATTTTCACAAGCATCCGCTTTACCTCGTTCGCCTTGGCCTTCGCCGCCGCGATCTTCGTGTCCTCCTTCGGCTTTGCCTGTCCGCCCATGCGGAAGCGCTCGTTGCCTTTCTTGTCCACGATGACCAAACCGCTAATCTTACGGCTGTCGGAATAGCTGATTTCCGACACTTTGAACGTTTGGTTGCAGCGCACGCGCTCGCCCTGACTTGTGTACTCTCCCTCTGCCAGTGTAATCCAGATAAACGGAGCTGTGTACAGTTCACGTCCGATACCCCAATTCGTACCAGCCCGCTTGAAGCTGTCGCTTGCCTGTCCCTTTTCCTTTTCGGTGTTGCTTTCCGTGCCCACATCCTGCTTGGTAATCCACTGCTTCTTGTTTTCGTCCCATACGGACAGGTTGCAGTACAAGCGGCCGTCGATGATGGTGTGCTCGCGCTGCCAGTTCGCCGCGCCGTATACCTCGTCAAGGATTGCCATATCGCAGCGCGCATCCTTGTAGAGCAGCAGCGAGCACCCAACGCCGTTTCGTGTCTGCTTCACCTGTGCTACGCGGCACTCGATCTCGTCTGCCTTAAGTAACCTGATGTTCATATCACTTCACCTGCAAATTCATGTTTTCCACCAGTTCCGCGCCCGGCACGGGCTCACCGGATTTCAGCAGCTTGCCGATTGCCGTCTTGTCCGGCTTTCGGTCGATAACCACCTTGCACAGATCGTCCGGGACTTCCACATCGTTGACAATGTTCACCTGCACGCTCTTACGGAACGACAGCGCCGCCTTAGCCGTGCTGATCTTGTCCTTGCCGACTGCAAGCATGCTGTCCGCAAGGTGCTGCTTCATGCGCTCCATGCACTTCTTCACACTGTCCTCGCGTGCCTTGAGATTGTCCCGCTCGTTCTTGAGCGCCGCCGCCTCGGCTGCAAGGTTCTTGATGGTAACTGCATACGCCTCGGCCTTGTCCTCGAATGCTGCGTCCAGACTGTCTACGGCCTCGAAGCCGCTGACCTCGCCGGTCTCCGGGTCTACCGCGATTGCCTGCATTGCTTTCTCAAATTCGTTTGTCAGCTGATATAAGTTCATTTCTTAGTCCTCCTCTATCTCGTCTTCTGCTTCCCAGACGCGCTCCCGCACGTCCCGTAAAAAGTTCTTGATCTCATCCGGGAACAGCCCCTCGTGCTCCTCGAGGAACGCCCCCATGCGGATTTCCGCCTCGCGCATGTCGTACAGCCGGTTAATGCGCTCCTGATCGTCTCTCTCTGGCGGCTCGAGCGGCGGCTCAATGTTCAGCATCTGCATATCCTCCAAATCCTTGATGACCTCGTACAGCGTCGTTTTTCTTATGCCGTGTGTCCATATAACCTTTCCATGGCTGAAGACGCGCGTGTAGGAGGCCTTTTCTATGCAGTAATCGGCGCTCACATGGTCGCGGATTGTGATATCGACAGTGCCATTTGTGTTCGCGCGAAACTCGACCGTCGTCTCCCCCGACGTGTCTGCACCGAGGCACAGGTAAAGCAGCTTAATCATGGTTTCCTTGTCCATGAGTTTTCTGCGTCTCTCTCGATCAAGCACGCTGCATCTCCTCCAGTACCTCAATCACCTTGTCTAGCGTTGTCTCCTGCAAGCCGTGATGCCACACGCATTCGCCGTTAATCACAAAGCACCTGTAGCTGTCCATAATTTCCCACTTCGCAAGGTATCCGCGATAGAAAACGTTGATACACACCATGCTGTTTTCCGAGTACGCCGAGAACTCAACCGCTCGCATATCGTCCAGATCGTCAACGCCGATACACAAGTCCAGCAGCCGGTGCATTGTCTCTCTGTCCATTGACTTTTTCTCCTTTTCGTGTTAGACTTTCCTTGAACATTTATCTTTGCCGCCGAAACGGGATTGCGCTCCCGCTCGGCGGTTTTCCCTTTATTTGACTTCTGTTACCTTTCCGCCGGACAGCGTGTAGAACGTATCTTCCTTGATGGTTTCGCCGTCCACCTTCACAGCCTGCACACCCAGAACATGATTTTCTTTGTCTCGCTCTGTAAGCACAAGCCAGCATCCACGCTTGCCGCTCGCCTTGCTTCCGTTTCCGGTAACGATAGCAATGCTTTCCTTCCCTTCGACAGTCGCTGCGCTACAGTCGCCGGTATTCGTCGCTGCGCTACGGTTGCCGGTATTCG